TCGTGGGGACCGGGCTAGGCCCCGGTCTCGCAAAAACATGGGCGAACGGTGAGCCTGATGGTATTGATGCCCGGGCGATACTTGAAGCAAATCTCCCCGCACACACGCATGCGGCCGGATCTTTGGCGGCGGCCAGCGCAGGAGCGCATACTCATGATTTAGTCGAGAAGTCCGGTACTACAGGGGATTTAACAAACCTCGAGCTTACGCTTAACAATTTTACTACCGGCTCAGCTGGTATGACGATAACAGAATCGGCAGGAGCACACACACACACGATCTCAGGGGCAACCGGGTCAACTGGATCCGCTACCGCTTTGAATATTCAAAGTCCTGCGCTCGCTGCGCATTGGATCATAAAAATTTAATAACGTGGAACGGAATATGCTGACAGAAGAGAGATTTCAGAAGCTTGAGGACCGGATGTTCGAGGTCAAAGAGGGCAATGCAGCTATGAATACGAAGCTGGACATGCATTTTGATATGCAAGAAAAAATATTGAAAAGCCAAGATAAGTTAAATAAGGAATATGAGGACCGCATCGTCTCTTTAGAAAAAACTAAGATTAAGCTGATGGCGTTTGCCGGCGGCGTTGCAGCGGTCAGCGGAGGCGCAGCGAACGCTGCTTGGAATTTTATAAGCGGTTCTCCGCCGCCCCCGGGATGAGATATCAATGGATGTACTTGGATTATACGAAGAGGAGATAGAAGTTCCAGAGAACCCACTGCTGCTGCAGCAGATTGAAGCTGCGGAGCGAAAATTGCTATTTGCGAAGGCGCAGAAAGATTTAGCGGTGTTCATGAAATATCTCCACCCAGACACCGAAGCTCCTGATAACATTAGTAAATCCAAATACATAGTGAAGCCCCACCATAGGTTGATTATTGATATGTTCCAGAAATGTGTCATAGGTGATACCTTAGAGACTGCATTGTCCATTCCACCGCAGCATGGGAAATCTACGATAACCTCGCAGTACGGCCCGGCATGGGAATTTGGACGCAACCCACACAAACATATTATAGTGGGAACATATTCGGATAGCTTTGCTGAAAAAGTTGGGTCTAAAGTGAGATCTATCCTCCAGGACAAACGTTTCAAGCAAATCTTCCCTAACTTCAAGTTGAAGAAAGGATCCGAGAGCAAAGCTTTTATGGAGAGCGAGGATGGTGGATCTATCTTATTTGTTGGGAGAAAAGGAGGTACAACTGGTCGTCCTTGTGATCTTTTTATTGTGGACGATCCGATAAAGGATAAAAAGGAAGCCGACAGTCCGACTATCCGTGAGGATGTCTGGGATTGGTATGTCTCCGTTGCTGACACCCGCATGCACGTATTTTCTTCCGCATTCATTATCCACACCCGCTGGCATGAGGACGATCTGATCGGCCGTCTATGTGACCCAGAGCACCCTCATCACGATGCAGAGCTGGCTGCGGGGTGGATTTATATCAATGTGCCAGCGCTTCTGGATGATCCCCGGGACCATAAAGTCGCTAAAGCGATGGGGATCGAGGAGGGCGAGGCGCTGTGGGAAGAGCGGTTCCCCGCGACCCTTCTTCGGAAAAGACAAAGACGCGCGCCCAAGATCTTCTCGGCGCTTTACCAAGGGCGTCCTTCTCCTGATGACGGTGATTTCTTCACCGCAGATATGGTGAGGCTGTATGAGGTCAAAGATCTTCCAAAGAATTTGCGTTTCTATGCGGCCAGTGATCACGCTTTGACCGAGAAAGAAGAGAATGATGCGACAGTATTGCTGATTGTCGGTGTAGATCCGGACAATAATGTTTGGATTATAGACTGTTGGTGGAAGCGCAAAAGAACTGATGTCGTCGTGAAAGCTATGATTGACTTCATGCGCCGGCGTAAGCCTATTGTTTGGGCTGCTGGTCGAGATCACATTACAAAATCAATCGGGCCGTTCCTGAAGCGCGAGATGCGCAAGGAACGGGTGTTTTGCAATATCAAAGAGCTCTCAGAGAGCAAGGATAAGCAGCAGAAGTCCCAAGCAATACAAGGGCTCATGAGCTTAGGCATGGTCCATTTCCCCAAAAACGCACCGTGGTTGCAGCGCGCGCAGGCGGAATTGATGAAGTTCCCAAGCGCGACACACGATGATTTCGTGGATGCTATATCAAATATCGGGAGGCTCGTGGACAGAATGGTTCAGACTAAAGGAGCCGCCAACGATTATACAGGTGGCAATATCATACCAAAAGAGGGTACAATGGGCTGGGTTAAGTATTCTGCGCGGCAAGAAGAGCGCCGAAAAGAATTTGATAGTATACATGGTGGAATGTAATGGTTGCAGATCAATCTCTAAGTTTAGCGAGTATTAGACGCGAAGCGCCGGATCCAGAAGAGGATGCAGCCGCTTTCATCAAAAAATGGCTGGCTAAAATTCAATCAGCGAAACGTTTCTTCAAAAGCGATTTTGATCGTATGAAGGAAGATATGGACTTCGCTTACGGCAAGCAGTGGGATGATGGAACCGGCGTCACCGAGGGAAATCGATACACCGCTAATATTGTTCAGCAACACATAAAACAGCGGGTTGCCGCGCTTTACGCGCGAAACCCAACCTTCGTAGCCAAACGCCGTCAATCTATGGATTTTGAGATCTGGGACGAGAGCCCAGAGACTTTACAGCTGACCCAAACCGCTTTCGGCCAGAACCCTTTAGATCCAGGAATTCAGAACCTTCTAACCTCGACCATCAAGGATATCCAACAGGGCGCGACAAAGCGGGAGGTCTACAATAAGCTCGGTAAGACACTGGAATTGCTCTTAGATAATCAGCTCAAAGAGCAGCACCCTAATTTCAAGAAACAGATGAAACAACTTATACGCCGCGTAGAAACGATGGGTATTGGTTACATAAAAATAGATTACCAGCGCGTCACGAAGCACCGCCCTGATGTCGAAGGCCGGATCTCTGATTTCTCTCAACGCTTAGCGACAATTCGTAGGCTGATCTCTGACAGGCTTGACGGCGAAACGCCAGAGATGTCAGCAGAAGCGTTTGAGCTCGAGACAACCATCAGTGCTCTCGAACAAGAGCAGCAAATCATTATGAGGGAAGGCTTAGCAGTGAGTTTCCCGCTGGCGACTTCGATCATCGTTGATCCCCGCACCCGGCATTTTGAGGGGTTCCTCGGCGCCGATTGGATGGCAGAGGAGTTCTTCCTGTCGCCTGATGAGATCAAAGAGGTTTATGGCGTAGATATTGGTAAGCAGTTTAAAGGCTTCTCCGTTGAAGGCACCAGAGACAGCGAGCTTCGCGAGGTTGGCCAGGTAAATCCAAATATGACCGGTGGGCTTTTTGAGGGGTCAATCACGACATTCGCCAAGGTATATCTTATCTGGGATAAGAAGACCGGCACCCATTTTGCATTGGCTGAGGGGTACAACAACTTCCTTGAGGAGCCGGCCGCGCCGGACGTATCGGTCGAGACATTCTTCCCGTTCTTACCTCTTATGTTCAATGAGATGGAGCATGAGAAGAAGATATATCCACTGTCAGATGCACGCCAGCTCCGGCACGTTCAGAAAGAGTACAATCGATCTAAAGAAGCATTGCGTCAGCATAGAATAGCGTCAGCCCCTCTATATACGGCTGCAGGCGGGGTATTTGGCGCAGAAGATCAAACAAACTTGGCGCTGCACCTGCCGCATGAATGCGTGATCATTGAAGGGCTTTCTGACGGGGAAGATGTCAACAGCAAGCTCCAGATGGTCAAAAAGCACCCAATCGACCCGAATGTGTATGAAACCAACCACTTGTTCGACGATCTCACCAGAATTGTAGGGGTTCAAGAGGCCAATTTGGGCGCTATATCTGGCGCTACAGCTACAGAAACGTCTCTGGCTGAAGATACACGGCTTTCCTCTCTATCCTCCAATGCTGACGATCTCGATGAATTCTTGAGTGAATTTGCACGGCTTTCGAGCCAGATCCTCCTTCAGGAGATGTCCGAGGAAGAAGTTAAAAAGAAAATCGGTCCCGGTGCCGCCTGGCCAAAATTCTCTAAAGAGCAGGTTATGGAAGAGCTTTTCCTCGAGATCCGTGCCGGCTCTTCTGGTCGTCCGAATAAGATGCAGAAGGCTGTCGCTCTTGAAAGACTTCAGCCCATTATAATGCAGCTTCCCGGCGTCAACCCGAAATGGCTGTTTGAGCAAATCATTGAGACTGTTGATGAAAACATCGATATCACAGATGCGTTCATCCAAGGGCTACCGTCCATCGTTGCTCAGAACGGCTTAGTCCAAGCTGGCACTGGGGATCCAGCCACAGATCCAAATTCCCAAGGCGCTGAAGGCGCTGCCAATGCTCCAACCGGGGTAGACCCCAGATCGGGTGCTAAAGCAGAACCTCCCGGACTAGGCGCAGACCCTAATTTTCTTATTAATTAGATAGTTGCATATTAAAAAGTTATGCGATATCCTTATAAAGGTTGCACCGTTGTGAAACGGCGCATTTCTCGAAGATAGAAAAGGACGATAAAATGTTGATCCAAGGAGATCAGTCTTCAGCGCCGTCTGCTGATGAACAAACTGAAAATACCAACGGCGAACCCCCCGATACTTTAAACGCGGATAATACCGATGGTGCTTCAGATCCTAACCAGGACGATAATAACTCCGTGAACTCGTCCACCACGGACACAGACGATAAAAGTGAAGGTCAAGAAGAAACCCCAGCAGATTTTGTTGGTAAGATCCTCGAAGCCCAGGAAGCATCGTCAACTTCCAAAGAAGATGGTGAAAATCAGGAAGACAGCTCATCAAGTTCTTCAAAAGCTGGTCAAGCGCGAGACAAAGCCGAGAAATCTAATGCAACCGAGGGCGAAGACCAATCTGAAGAAAGTGATGAAGTTCCCGAGAAGTTTTCAGATCACCCCGCTTGGAAACGAATACTTTCCGAGAGAGATGATGCTAAAGGCCAGGTAGATCAGCTTAGTGCCGATGCGACCAGCTTTAAGCAAATTGAAAGCTATATGAATGTTAATCGCATTCCAGCTGAAGAACTTCTAGAAACGATGGAGCTCCTAGCTCTGCGAAACCGTGACCCCCAAGCATTCTATCAAAAAGTCTTTGTAGATTTGAAAGACCAGATGGATGTGGAAATGGGCCATGTGCTTTCGCCAGAGATGCAAGCCCGAGTGGAAAGAGGCGAAATAACTCAGGAAGACGCTACGGCGAATTCTCGAGCTAAGGCGGAAAGCAATTTCTTCAAAAACCAAGTTCAGGTTGAGAAGAATGCGCAAGCGATTAATGCTCAGCAAACTCAGCAGCAACAAGTTGTCACACAGCTACAGCAATCTAGCCAAGCCGTGAATAACTGGGAGAACACCATTCGTTCTTCCGATCCCGATTACGATACCCATCTTAAACCGCTTGTTGAAGACAGGCTTACCGCGGTTCTTACGCACTATAAACAGCAAGGTATCGGAGTCGATCCCACAACAGCTGTTAAACTCGCGCAAGAGGCATATGACACTGCAGTTTCTCGTTTGAAAGCTGCAAGTCCTGCGCCGAAGCCAACGAAGATTGTTCCAAGACAAAACGGTGTGTCCGTGGACGATACAGTAATCCCAGAAGATGCGACCCCACAACAATTTGTGTCGCAGCTTTTAGGTGTATCGGCTTAGTTAGTTCAACATAAAACGTAAGGAGTGTTCTCATGGCTTTTTTAACAGCTCTGGAACTTGAAAACATAGCTAATCAATATTTTGATTACTTTATTAAAAACAAAATCTTGGATCAGTCGATCCAGGATAAACCGCTATTGAAGGCAATGCGCGCAAAGCAAAAAACCTTCCCCGGGGGTAAAGAAAATATCCATGGCAATGTGAAATTTGAACACAGTGTTAGCTTCCAAGGATATGAAGGTGATGACACGGTTGACTACGTTAACCCAGCGAATGTCAAACAGTTCACCTACCCTTGGAAAGAACTACACGGTGGGATCACAATCACTCATTCCGAGCTGAAGAAAGCCGGTATTACAGTGGTAGATAGTGCTGTGGGTGAGAACCTAAGACGCAACAACCAAGAGAGCGTGATCCGCATTACATCGTTGATGGACGATAAGATGCAGGACATGAACGAAGGGTTGATGGAGAGCTTGAACTCGATCATGTGGAAAGATGGTACTCAAGACGCCAAAGTTTTCCCAGGTCTTCAATCTCTGATCGTCGATGATCCTACCTCCGGTGTTGCAGGCGGTATTGATCGGGCTTCTCAAGCTAAGTGGCGTAACACGGCGAAGGTTGGAGCGAATAAACTTACCGCTTCCCGCACGAACCAAAACATCACTCGTACTCTACGTCAAGATCTCAGACAGCTTACCCGCTACGGCGGTAAACCTGATCTGTGGCTTTGTGGCTCTACAGCCATCGAGGCACTTGAGATCGAAGTGTTCGAAAAAGGCACTATCACTGATAGCGGCTTCACGAACAATGGCCAAACCAACTTCGGTATGGCTGACATTCGTATGGGCAATATCGTTTTCCGTTATGACCCAACTCTCGATGATCTCGGCAAATCTGATTACGTGTATGCAGTCGATACACGCCATATCTACCCAATGGTTATGGATGGTCAGGACTTTAAGAAGCACAACCCAGCGCGTCCCGCTGAGAAGTATGTTCTTTATCGTTCTGTCACTTGGACCGGCGGCATGGTTGCAGATATGCTCAATGGTTCCGGTGTTTGGCAGCTGGCAACAGCTTAATCTTAGTTTTTAGAAAGGAAAACTTATTATGTCACACGAAGCAATAGAACTAGTACTAGCGTCAGCTGTAGCCACCGGTGGAACCTTCACCGTTGGTTATCCTACTGACACCACTCTTGCCGATTTTGAGAATGGTTTTAACCATTATTTTACTGCGATGGGAGCTAAATTCAGACACCCGGAAGACTTTACGGTCTCCTTCGGTGCTGCTTTGGCCACTATCACTTATAATGGCACAACCACTATCCCGGCAGGCGCGACAGTGTTCGTCAATTTTGACAAAGAAGGCCGCGTAGAAGCGGAGATCTATGGCGTGGTCGGTCCGACCGAGACGCGCAAGAAATCTCGCAGAGCGCATCTTCTCGACACTGTTTTGATTAGCCTTGGCGCTCCCGCCGCTGCAGACCCTAACGGGGTTGCAGAAGCTCAGTCAGGTGCCGCTGGCGCTTTGACTTTAAACGGGGCCTTGGTTAATTCCGCTGGTGTAGCGGTATTCGACGTACCACGCAACGTAACTATCGATAGTGGAGGCGCTGACACGGCGGTTCTGACTATCACTGGTACTGATGAATACGGCGAAGTTGTTGTAGAAGCGCTTACCCTTAACGGCACAACGGCCGTTGGCGGTCAGAAAGCTTTCGCGACGATCACCTCTATCGTCTCAAGTGCTACCATCTCGAATGGCGCATTTGTTGGGACAGGGTTGGCGCTCGGTATGCCTATTTATCTACCGGACAGTGCTTACATTCTCGATGAACTCGAGGATGGTGCAGACGCTACTGCAGGCACGTTTATTGCAGGCTTGGCTCAAAACACCAAGTCTACAGCTACAACTGCTGATATCCGAGGAACGTATGTCGCAGATAGCACACCAAACGGAGCATTATCATTTACGCTCCTGGTCGCGCTCTCTGATGCTTCATTCTTCGGAAATGATCAGTTTGCCGGTTAATTAAGAATTCCCCGCCTGCAATATCGTGGGCGGGGTTTTAACCGAAAGGAACTAGAAATGGAACGTTATCAAGCCACAGTGCGGCTCAACGGAAATATGACGAACACTGTCATCAGAAAGGATATCTCAGCTTCAGAAGTTGTTATCCTGCAGGAAATTCACGGTCTCGACGCCGTTGTTGATATTGAGCGCACCGCGGCAACAGACCGGGTGCCTTATAAAAAAGAATACGATAAGCTGGTTTACGCTTACGGGCAAAAAGTTGTTTCCAAGGTTTTCCCAGGAAATCGTCCGACCCTATATGGAACGCTTGCTGATGCAGGCATCGATATCGAGGCTCCCGGCGAAGACAACTTAGATGTACGCGGCCCGAACTTTGAAAATCAAAGTAAATCATACCAGAACCAGAGGGACGGTATCGGAGCTGAAGGCGATCCGGAAGAGCTGGACTTTGAAGACAATTCTCCTCTGTTAGATCTCGGCCTGGAGGACACGTCCTCCGCAGTAGCGGCGACATGATAGTATGCGCGGCCAATCATTCGCAGGACTGATCGAGGGGGTAAGACATCGGACCGCACGGTCCGCGTCCACCGCCTTAGGTCAGAATGAATTAGAAGCGATAAAGTATCTCGTTAAGCATTATTATGAGATGCTTTATTTCGACTACGATTGGCCTCACCTCTACGTATTTCAATCCACCAAAGATGTCTCTGCAGGCCAAACACTGTATGATCCGCCCACGGACATAGATTTAGAGCGCATCACCGCTGTCGAGGCGCTGCATGGCGGCGTGTGGCGCCCTGTAGAGCGGGGCATAGCTCCGGAGCACATAAATTCTTTAGATCCAAGGGGGGATGAGCGCCAAGATCCCATACAGAATTACGATCTGGCGTGGACCGGCGCTGCACCCCAAGTTACAGTTTGGCCAGAGCCGGCTTCAAATGTTACCGGAGGCTTGGCTTTCACCGCCCGTAAGAAGTTTGTCCAGCTTGTCAGCGGGGTAGATATCTCATTGATTGATGATCAACTGATCATTGGATTTGCCGCAGCCGAGCTTCTTGCTCAGGACGAAAATCCGAGAGTTCAATCCGTGCTGGCCGATGCGCGCCAACGATATAATAAGATGAAATTCAGATTAGATAAAAACAGAAAGAGCAGTTTCTCTATGCTAGGAGCCAGTGATGAAGGGCAGTTCCAAACGCATCTAGATAAGGTTCTGTTCTTTAAATAAGGAAATATAATGTCGTATTTGGTCATTGAAGATTTCAAAGGTGGTCTTGACCAACGGCGGCTTGAACTCACGTCTCCATCCGGATCTCTTCAAACATTGAAAAACGCCCATATTACCCGCGGCGGAGAAATCGAGAAAGCTAAGGCTTTTGTCGCAGATAAGGTATTGTCTGCCGGCACCTTTGGATTATCCGCTGTCAGCGGGGATTTATACGTATTCGGCTCTATAGAAGGTATAGTGGTGCCTTCTGGCGTGGTATATGTTAAGTTATCTAACCCAGATAGTTCTGCGATGGTTTCTGTTGATGATATCGATATATTCGCCGGAAAATTATACGTTGTGGCGTCCTTTGCTGATGGAACGCAACATCATTTCTTTGATGGGGATATCGTAGGTGATTGGTTTGAAGGGCTTGTTCTCGCATCACAATTAGATTTGAATACAGTCGCCAATAACATTGCAGCAGTGATAAATGCAGAGGATGAAGATGTCACCGCGACTGTCGTTGCGAACACCATCACTATAACCGCCGACGAAGACAATACCCCTTTCACCAATGTCGTGACCACCACTAACGGGGGCTTGGTGGATGATCAGATGATAACTTTAGTGTTGACCACCCCAGCTTCCGGCGGCGTAGCTCAGGTGGATGATGTGACCTTGGCAGGCACTTTTGATCCCGGCGATGAATATGGAGTGGTGATAAATGGCAACGCTTACGGCTCGAACCGCGTGACCGGGCGGACCGTGAAGGATATAAAAACCCACAAAGATAAGATATATGCAGGCAGCTTGAGCGATCTTTTATTCTCAGGGGTTGCTGAGCCGGCTAAATGGAAGGTCCAAGACACCGGCAGCGGTTTGATCGATATAGGCTCTCAAGCAGCGTCCTCTGATGAAAACGTGACTGCTCTGGGCGTGTACCAGAACACTTTAGCGGTATTCACACGCAGAACCACCCAGATATGGTCGATGGATCCGGATCCGGCTTTGAATATTCAACTGCAAGTTCTGGATAATATTGGCACCAGATCTCCCGGCTCCGTGATATCTTTCGGTGATCTCGACGTATTCTTTTTGGCGGATAGCGGGTTTCGGTCTCTTCGGGGGCGGGATAGTTCTAATCAAGCCGGCGTCTCTGATATCGGAACGCCTATCGATAATATCGTCGTAGGCGCCATGGAGCTTCTCACTGATACCCAGATCGAGAACGCCGAAGGCACGATCGAACCGAAGGACGGCAGATACATCTGCGCCCTTGGCGATGTCATGTATGTTTTCTCTTTCTTTGAAAGCTCTAAAGTGTCTTCCTGGTCAACATACGAGCGTTCTTTGGAGATAACGAATTGGGCGACAATCGGAAATCGAATATATGGGCGCGCCGGCGATGTCATATATCTTGTTGGTGGCGCAGACGATACCAGTTACGATAACCCTGGTGTTGAAGTAGAATTCCCATATATCGACGGGAATAAGATTGCGACTTTCAAACGGTGGTACGGCATGGATGTTGCGATTGAAGGGGAGTGGAGGGTTGAGATCAACACAGACCCCAATCAACCAGAGGTCTGGGAGACCATAGCGATTGTCAGCGAGAGCACTTACACGAAGATGCGCATGGCAATACAGACAGTTAGCCCGGTGATGAAATTGAGATTTACCAATGCAGACGGTAATGCCGCGAAAATAGGGAATGTGACGCTGCACTTTAAGGCCACCCGAGATGACTGATTTTGAAATAGTGACAGCCCAGAAAGCCGATATACCAGCGATGGTTAAGATCGGGGAAGCTATGCATCAGGAGACCCTTTATAAAGATCTCCCCTATGACAAGAACTTAGTATTCTTTTTCTTGGAAGTTGCTATAGAAGATGAAGAGAAGTACATAAAAGTTATAAAAGTGGACGGAAAAATCATAGGAGGGCTGGTCGGAGGATTAGCTTTATACTATTTTTGCGATGCTCATTATGCAGAGGATTATTTTGTGTATATACTACCAGACAGCCGAGGGGGTTTTGCCATATCCAGACTTTTAAAGGATTTTGAAGGCTGGGCTTTATCCCGGGGTGCGAAGCAGGTTTGTCTTGGTACCAGTTCAGGTGTTAATATGAAACGAACGCATGATTTATATACGCATTTAGGGTATGATACACATGGAGCTTTATACAAGAAGGAGTTGAAAAGATGAGTGGAGGCGGTGGCGGTGGCGACAGTGGAGCAGAGGATGCTCGGCGCAGAGAACAAGAGCGTAAGAACAATATAAACCGAGGCAACAGATCTATTGATGAGGCTTTTTCCGGTTTTAATCAGGACTTCTTCGATAATTCAGCTAGTAACTTTTCGCGGTTTCAACAGCCTGAATTGGATAGACAGTTTGCAGATGCTAAGAAGTCTCTGACCTTTGCGTTATCAAGATCTGGGAATAGACAATCTTCCGCAGGCGCCAATCAGACCCGTAAATTGCTGGAACAGCTTAACCGGGCCAATCAGCTGGTATCGAGCGAAGCCGACAGATTTGCACAAGGGCTCCGTGGCAATGTATCGAGCTCTCAATCTAATTTAAGATCTCTGCTTACGGCGTCTGAAGACCCCACCTCCATCGCAAATCAGGCCATTGCAGAAGCCGACAGGCTCTCCCAAGCTCCGGTATTTGCGCCATTAGGGCAGCTATTCACCGGTGTCGGCGACAGCTTGGATCAGGCGTTCAATAATTCCAGAACCGGTTTCGGGGGTGCATTAGGCGCCAGAATATTCGGTAACAGCGGCGGCTCCGGCAGCACAACTATTGTACGATAGGGATTGAAACATGGCTTTTCAGATTGCTCCGCTTTTAGTAGCTTCCTTAGTTTTGCAGGGTGCGTCCTTCGTGGCGAACCGAGCTGCACAGCAACGGGTAGCCCGGGCGCGGGACAGAGCTCGCGTCGCAGAAGCGTCCCGTCAAGAGGATTTCGCTCAGCAGAATAGAACCCGGTTTAGTGAGCTGTTGAATAAACAAAGTAAAGACGAGCAAGACTTGCGTGAGGATGACGAGGTTCAACGCCTGGATGATCAGTTTAAAGGTGACGTGAACCGGCCGGAGGATCCTGCAGCACTGCTGCCCGGCAATTCCAGAGCGTCTGAAGGCGCCAGAACAGAGCTGATCAACGCGACCAATCAGAGCGTTGCCAGCGGCGACAGAGATGCGTCCAGCAGAGCTCTCGTGGAAGCAATCGGCAACATCCAGTTCCTTAATGATCTTGATTTCAGAGATGCCGCAGATGATGTCAGCCGCGTTGGCAGTTTCGCTCGAGGGTCCGCTGCGATCCTCCCTCAAGAGCTGGAAGCCGCTAATAGCAAGGGTAATGGGCTTAGTAATCTCGCAGGAGTGTTGCGAGGGCTGGGCTCTGTTGCCGGAGCTGCTAATGGAGCCGGCTTGTTTTCCGGGGGGCCTTCCGCAACAACATTATTGAACACCCCCACAGGATCGGCCCCCGGGTTTAGTGTTGGGAGACTTCTAACGTAATGACAACAGATGCAATTTTAAATCAGCAGTTAATCAGCCAAGGTATCGGCGGCATAGGAACCGCTTTATTCGGAGATCCGCAAAGAGCAGGGCAATTTGCTCTACAAAAAGCGCAGATCCGTAATCAAGATGCGCGATCAGAGTTGGCTGATATTCAAGGCAGTAAGACTTCTGCCGAGATAAAGA